AGAGAAGAGATGTATAATCTAGACACCAAATAATAATCTGATATTCTAGTGTAAGCTATAAACAGATTGCCGTTGGATAATTCTATTACTGATGAATCTGCGGTATCCGCCGCGTTTATAACAGTCTCCCCGCTCCACGAAGTTGTATAAGTACGGGAGACAAGATAATTACTTGAGTTTCGATATACTAGAAACAGGTTCCCGCTGGCAAGCTCAATAACGCAAGGATATGCGCTATTCGCCGCGCTGATTACAGTTTCTGTGCTCCATGTTCCCGTGTAGGTTCTGGATACTATAAATGAATCGCTTCCCCTCTGGTAAGCAACAAACAGATTACCGTTGGATAATTCTATTACTGAGGATGATCCAGTAACAGCCGCGTTTATAACCGTTTCGGCACTTGTAACCTGGGTTGGCAAGCTTATCGTCGTATCCGTCACGTTCTTCCAGTACGGATCGCAAGCCGTGAACGTAACCATCGCCCGCATATAGGGGTCGCGGTAATCTTTGTTTGGGAATACCATTGAGGATACCACGGCGCGTATCGTGTATTCGTTGCCGTCCTCGTCGGTATAATTCAAATCTCCGAGTCCGTATTTCGGCGTGAGGCGTTGCGACAATTCCCGGCGGTACAGGGCGATATTCGTAAAGTCGTTAGGCCTCGTGATTGCCAGTTCAACTACGATGTCACGATTCTGCAAGAGTGAATCAATATAGGTCGTTCCGTCCTGATACGGGGCTTTCTGTTCCTGGCGATCAACGTTTGGAATTCCTAAGCCTTCAATCTTGACGATGAGGTACGGCCCGGTTTCAAAGGTGAGGCTTTCATTCTGGCCATTCAGGTAGACAAGTTTGCGGCTCATAGGACTCCCTCGAAGGCCAGGTTTCGTACCATTCTAGTGTATTCTTGTGCCGCAACGGAAGGGGTCACGGCTACGGGGGAATTGATTATGAAGGTCGGCCCGCCGCCGGTGCCACCCCGGCTGTTTGGTGCCACGCTTGCGCCGCGCGGCATGTTGACAAGTTCCGGGCCTTCCTCGCCGACGAGGGTTGTGCCGCCTTGCGTGAAGTCTGATCCACGGGCAAGGGCGGGTGCGATTGGCTTATTTTTATTGATTACGGCAATCTGTGCGATGCCTGTAAGTCCGGCGGCTACTGCAAGGGCGGGGCCCGCAATGGGTACGGTAAGCTGTGCGATGACAGCCTGGGCCGCTTGTGCGATTCCGAGAAGTAATGAGGATTTCCAGCTGTATAAATCGGCGTCATATTTGGCTTTGGCCTTGGTTTTTTCGGTTTCTTTGGCTATTCGTAGTTCTTCTTTTTTTGCGTAAGCTTCTGTGTCTGCTTTTTTCTTGGCTTGCTCTTTGAGATATTCTTCCCGCTTCTTGTCTTGCTCTTCAAGGTATTTTGTTCGATCCAGTTCTTTTTTAATTTCAGCGGCGGCTTCCGTATCACCCGCTACAATCGCGGCGTCAAGTTCAGCCTGAAGCCGCTCTGTGGCAGTCTGTTCCATAAGACCATTGGCAATCAAATACGCTTGAGTTTCCGCGTCCATCTCTAACAATTTGGCCTGAGTTTCCGCGTCCATCTCCGCAAGTTTTGCGGCAAGTCTTTCTTCTCTGGCTGCTTTCTCTTGATCTGCAAGCAATGCAGCTGCGGCGGCTTCGTCCTGATAGCCCTTCATGACCATCGAGGTCAACGATTGGGCCGCGCTTTCGATAGCGGTATACATGGCTGTAATTATTTGTTTTCTATACTCCGCGGCTCTTTCGGCTTCCTTGATTTCTGCATCGGCGGCTTTCTCTGCGGCTTTTGCCGCTTCAATTATCGAGTCTCCGTAGGCGTCCGCTTTAGCTTTCGATATTGCATCCTCAGCCGCGATCATGGCGGCTACGGTGTCGGCTTCTTTTTGCTTGCGTGCGGCGGCTTCCCGCGTGGCTGAGGCTATTGATTCTCGCTCTGCTTCTTGTGCCGCTTCAATTTCTTTTTCGGCAGCACGTTCAGCGGCTTCCTCTTCCCTGTCTGCTTGTCTTTCGGCGGCATCAGCGGCACGTTCGGTAGCTCTTTCGGCAGCGGCTATCTGTGCAAGCGCGGTTTTTTCGGCGGCTGTCTTTTTTAACGCGGCCACTTCCTCCGCGCGTTTCTTTTCGCGTCTTGCAAGCTCTGCGTCCAGGGTGTCAATCTTGTTTTTTAATTCAGAAAGTCCAGCGGTTCCTTTTGTGGTCATGAGGATATTTTGCAGGGTTGCGCGGGTTGCTTTCAAATCTTCGTCCGACATTTTAACGATGCTGTCGGTAATATCGTCTATTGATTTTTTTCTGTCTTTCTCATTTTGTATCGCCTGTAATTGTACGCGGTTGGCTTCGATGGTTTCTTTGTTGAGCTTTGCTTGCGCTTCCTCTGCAAGGGTAGTGGCTCCCTTGAATCCGAATACGGCCTCCGCAAGTTCCTCGAAGGCGCGGTCGAATCCATGCGTAGCCATGTAGTCAAGCGGGCCCAAGATACCATTGATGGCGGCTGTGATTCCGTTGGCAATGTCAATCCACAAAGGCGCAAAGGCTTTCCCGAAAGTTTCTTTCAAGTCTCCATTGGCTTCTTTCAGGCGGTTGGTTGCGGGAATTACCGAATCGGAAATGGTCGCGGCAAGTCCTCCGTATTTCTCCATGATGACATCGACGGCCCCGCCATTCTTTAATTCTTCCTCGGTCAAGTCTTTTAATTCCGGTATGGTTTTTCCAAGCTGTCCGGCCATGCCTGAATAAGTAGTGGTAAGCTGGCGCACGCTGGTCGAGAGGTCTTGTCCGGTCATGGCGGATAATTCAGAGGCAGCGCGTATCATTTCCTCAGTCTGGTCTACGCTCTTTCCTTGAGCGATCAATTCCGCGCCGAGTTGAACGACGAGATCCCCATCAACGCCAATGAGGTTTTGCAGTTCGTTGGCGAGCGCGGTTATTCTCTCGGTACCATCGGATAGCCCCTGCATGGTCGATATGGCGTCAAGGCGTTTTGCTGCAATCTCCGCCTCGCCGAATGCCTGCACCGAATCGTAGATTGCTTTGCCGACGGCCACAAAGGCGGCAATGAGTCCGGCGGATACAAGGGCGCCTTTGAGCGCTCCGAATTGTTCAACAAGCCCGCCTGCTTTTCCGCTTGCGTCTTTTGATGCGTTGCCTACGCCGTCAATGGATTTCGTGGCGTCGTTTATTCCCTTGTCAAGTCCAGCGGTGTCTGCAACTATCTTTACTACCAGTTCGCTAATCGTGGCCATGGTGTCCCCTAAAATGCATCCGGGTGAATATCGAAGTATTCCTCATCCTCTTCATCCTTTCCCGGTAGCTTGCCGCCCTGGTTCAGGAAGGCCGCAATCTGTGCCCTGTAGTCCTCTATATCCCGCCATTCTTCGATCATCGCCATTAAACACTTTGGGGCCATGTTCCAGAAATCGTCATCGGTCAGGCGTAGGTACGAGCGGGCCACGGTGTACAGGTACTCCCACGGCCAGTCATCGGCTACGCCTTCTGAGGGTCGGCTTTTTTCCCTTTCTTGCCCGTTCCCATCGCGTTTAGAAATGCTTCAATCAACTGTGGCATGATCTCTATGATTTCGGATATGTCGAGATTATCCTCTACATATTCCGGGGTGATTTCTTTATCAGTGTACTGCATCGAGGCGGTGACAAGATCGGCGAGCGCGTGAAGGTCGCTTGCGCTCATGGTGCCGCCGGACATGGTAGTGAACGAGTTCATGACGTTGTTTACGTTCCCGTGCCGGTCGGCAAGCCATGCAAGGCTGGCCATCGTGAAGCGGAGTGCGTATTCCTTGCCTGCTATTTTTACCTTGACGCCTTTCGGTTTCAGTATCGTACTTGCTGCCATGTTCTCCCCCCTGGATAGATGGTTCTAAAATTGCCGGGGTATAGCCTCCCCGGCTAGGCTTCCAAAGGGGGCAGGTTAAGCGGGCGTTACCAGTCGGCTTGTTGCGGTCACGGATACGCCGTTAATGTCCTTGACGTCCGAGGTCACGGCTACCAAGTGCGATACGCCTGCAATGTTGGCGTTCGTGATGGTCAACGTCGGCGCGGTTCCGGCCACGCTTGCGGTGATGGTCGAGGTTCCGGCAACGAGTAGCCCGGTTGACACGATGGATACGGTAATATCCTTGACATTGGGGATTGCCATGCTGAATGATTCTCCGCCCTTGGCAAACGGTATGGTAATCGTGTGCGCCGACGCTGAGCCAGTGAACGGGGTGCCCACGGTCACAGCGGTCAAGCTGGCGGACGGTAGCACCACGGTCGTGAAGAACCCGGTCAAGGTTGCGGCTACAGCGTTCGCGTCATCGGTGCGCATGCGCAAGCGGTAGTTTCCTGAGCTGGTGAGCTGGCAGACAAGCCCTTCCAGCATCGGGGTCTGAAATTCGATGCTTGCGCCTTTGGTTTTGGCGTCGAACTTCGGTTTCTGGAGCTTGCACTTGTACATCCAGATGTAGTCATAGACGAGGTTCGTCGAGTCCTTGCCGCTCCTGAGCATCTTTGCGCCTATGGCTATGTAGGGGCTTTGGTCGAGGCTGTTGTCTACGATCTGCCCGAGCGCGTAGGCGTGGCCGAGAATCCGCGCTATATCCTCTGGCAAGATGTCGGCGTTGCCAAGGGAAATTTTCATTTCTCCTACGGTTTCGGCTGCGAAGGCCAGCCCGTCATCCGCAAAAAGGGACGCGGAAGAGCTGCCCGGGTCGTAAGAAAGATCGAGCGAGTTAGCGAGCGGGTATACCGTGCCGTATGATGCGGTGCCGCCTACTACGTCCGAGGATTCGTTGAGGACTGCGTATACCACGTCCTTCAATCCTATTCTAGGTCTCTGTGCCAGTGCCATGGTATGGCCTCCT